GTATTAGAATTGTATACAACAGAACAGTTAGCAGCAGGTGCGCCAATACGACGGTCAATATTACTCAAATCGGCTTGGCTAGGCAGCTTCGAATAAGTAAATCGCCAAGTGCTGTGTTCTTTTAGGATAATAATATCATTCGACACAGTAACCATGTCGACAAGCTTTTCACCGTCACCAGGACTTACATCAAAATTGTCGGCGCCGTTCCAAGTAAGCGGATCGCCAACTGCACTAAACCGCACGCGAGCAGTATTGCTAGTAGCAGAGATACCGCAGCCGACAAAAATGCGTTCTTTGTACAAAACAGCAGACTCGCCTTGCGGGATTGCGGCTACTGCAGTCCAGGTGATCGTAGGCAGCGTTGCGTCAAAATAACCGCCTTGCGTAGCGGTACCTGGTTTCGGAACAACCCACAGTTTGTTGTTATACTGAATAACTGCACCGGCATCTACAGTAGCCGATACAGCATTTAGCACACCTGTTGACGCAACCATTAGCCGAACAGTACCTGCAAACGACACTACTAGGAAAATACGTCCATCGTTCGGCAAATACCGACCCAGCACACGAATACCGGTAGTTCCGGTCTGAGGCGTAACACCATCAGGCTGAAAAAGCGGCAAATCTATGACTGCAGGTCGATTGACCAAAGAGCCGTCAAGGTCTACCTCTAGGTTAGTTAGGTCGTAGACCTCGTTATCTGCGATATTTTCGCCAAGACCTGTCGAATTACGCATACCGCCGGTCCACGGACCAACTTTCACCGGCGTAAACCGACTAGGCATAGAAGTACCACACTTCTTCGTCCGGGTCGCCCATCTGAGGATAAGGCGCACCGCGCATAGCGTCCTCAGAATTCTGATTCAGCTTCATCATATCTTCAAATTTAGACCGCTGAGCTGCAGAAGCTTCATAATCTTCATCAAGTTCCTGCGCGCACGACTGAACATATTCACAAATACGAGGAAAAAACTTGTCCGACAAGGGCAATGTATCACCAAGCAGCGTAACATCAGCAGGCTTCGCTGAACCGTAAACTGTAATTGGCACTACAGTACTCGGAACAGGCCACAAGAAAAAGCTGTCGGCGCGCTGGGAGTAAAATTCTGGCATACCGCGTTCGCCTGTAAACGCTTCTTCGGTTTGTAGCTGAATACGCTCAAAAGACATCGGGCGCATAATTCGCGTATCTACCTTGACAGCATCTACCGACAGCAAACTGGCAGGGTACGTGTATTCATTCGTACCGACAACCGTATTAAGGGTCCATTTTCCTTGATAAGCCTTAGGATCACGGGTGCAGATTTCCAAAATTGCCATGTTAATCCAGCGAATCAACTTAGCGTTAGAGAGCTGTACATTAGCAATGTCGCCAAACTGCTCGGTAACCCAATCAACCACGTTACCTACAGTTCGGGTACCGAGCGGCTGCGGCATTATCTATACACCCGACCCTTGTGCTTATACGTATGAAGCGGAGAAGCAATAATAGAGCGATGAAGATCGGCCATCTCAGCCAAATCGTCCTCATGCTTGGCCTGCTGATAAAGCTTGTAAGCCATTTCGTTAGCCTGTAGCTGATCTTCCAAAGAACGACCCTGCTTGGCCATATCTCCGGCATAGATCCTAGCAAGAACTCGGTAGTCAATATCCCGCTGGTTAATGTAAAACAGCGGGTAAGGTTCACCATTTTCAGGAAAACATACTACCGCACTATCCATTTGATCAGGCTCACCTCGGTAAAATGGATTCTTAGCAAGATGCAAAGTACTGTTGTAGTCATTGATCATCTTGCCGACAAGCAACTGTTCTTGCGTAAAAACACCCTCATCAGTGATGTGGTGCTTTGTACCAAGAAGCGGGTTAATGCTCATGTCAGTCTCGCTCCGATTCGGTAAGTAGCGTCTGTAACTGACGCCGCAGCAATAAATGCAGGCAAATCAGCCTGTGCTGTTACTCTTCCAACACGTCGAGGGGCGACACCTGCAAGTGCCGCAACTGCTGCAACGTTAGTTCCGGCAATATTAGATCCGACAAAAAGAGGCATAGCGGCAGCCGACACGACTAGCACACCAATAGCGTACCGTTTTCTCACAACTTTATTCCAAGTGGAAGATAGAGCCTTCGAGTACGCTGTAAAAGTAGCTGACAGCATTGTTGTATCGTTCGGAGTTGAAGCGATAAGCGTCAAATCGTCGTTAGCAGCAACGTCATAGACGCCGTATCTAATAAGAGTCGGAGTTGCAGCCGCCGCAGTATTGCCTGTGTAAGTCGTAATATTGTTGATGGCTTCTGTACGAATAGCAGTAAAATACGAAAGCGAAAGAACGCCAGAAGCAGGCTGCTGCAAAGCAGAACTGCTGCTAGACCAAGATTCAATATCCGGAATAAACTCTCCGGCGTATGGCGGAACTACGCTGCCATCTCGTCCGACTGCCTTACCTGCAATCAGATCGTTGTAGTATGCGACTCTCTTGTCTGCAAGAGAACCTGTATATCCCAAATTTGTGAGATAAACAAATTCTTCACTGTTAGCCATAATTCCTTCTCACACCGGAGTAAGCGTCGACGTAGACGCGTCTACAGTACCTGTCCATGCCGCAGACCAGCCTGGAATAACGCTGGCTCCGTTAAAATACGTATTTACTACTGCACTTTTTTCCAGTACTGGGTAAGACAGCGTAACTACACTTCCAGCAGGCAACGTAGTGTTGACCGGTACTACGACTAGTCTAACACCTGTGTCTCCCGAAGGAACAATAACCCCGTCTATGCAGATTCGTTTTTCCTCGCCAGGCGAGAACTCATAAAATACCTGTTTAAGTATCGTATTGCTTGCATAAGAGTTAATTTGCAAAGCAATTCTCTGCTTTGCGGTTAAACCAGTGACTTTTACTGTGATGCATCCAGACCAAGATTCTCCTGGCGTTGCCGCTGCTACAGTAGTATTGAATATAATAGAGTTACCTACTGTAATATCTGTATTAACAGTCAGTGCCAGTGTTTCCCCGACAGTAGCTGCAGAAACATTAGCGCTCTTTGTCCACGCAGTACCTGATCCTACAAATCTTGGATTTACTAAGTAATTTGTTCTAGCAGTTCGTGTCAACGATGCAGCGTTTTGAACTAACCCGACAGAACTGAGTTGCGCCAAAAGCGTTGATAGTGCTGTATCATCCGATGCATATCCGTCTACACGCAACGGAATAGTAGGGACTACCGGCAGAACATCACTATTAAGTAGTTGTTTTCTAAAAAAGAAATTGCCATCATCAATCTTTACATGAATACCTCCTGCGCCTGTACCTGCTTGAATATCGTACGCGTCGACAGGAATACCGCAGTCTCTGACAACAAACCTAGAAGCAAGTGCTGACGAGCTGCCCCTTACTTTGATTTTAGGCCAAATAGCCATAGCAGTTCGAAAACGAATATCTGCCAGACAGAATTCAGCTTCTGTGCCGAACGACGTACAGTCAAACATGTTGGCACCCATTGTGTCCGAATGCATGACCATGGCACCGCCATTAGCGACTAAGCCAGCAGTATTTCCGACACGAGCAAATTGGGCACTTTTCTCTGAATTCCACATGTAGACAAAAGTCGTACCGTTAATTACATCAATATCGCGCAAGCATCGATTAAATTGAGGATTAAACAATACAGTGCATGCGTTTGTACGAAGTCCGATAGCAGTCGGCGTTGTATCGTCGTCGATACTTCTACCATCAAAAAATCCATTTACAAATGCACACCACAAGGTGTTAGAGTTATCGAACGATACGTTTGAATTTTGAGCGCCGCCAAACTGACAATCGTAAAACCAGGCTTGATCGTTATCTTGGTTCGTTCCGCCAAACCGAACGCAATATGTCGACTTGGAAAAACCAGTATAAGTAACCGTCGCGTAGCCGTAACGATTAAAGGCAAGGCGAGTACAGGAAATGTATTGGTTAGTACCTATTTGACCGCCGGCTCCGTTATTTTCAAAAAATACAAGTTCGGAAGGGATATTAATATTATTACCGAGTACTAGAAAATCTTCCAGCACAAGACTTTGACAATCCCTGAAAACAAACATGGGCTGTCCAGCAGGACCATCCCAAATAAAGGTCGTGCCTTTGCCTGGGTTTACATGATTAGTAGGATTGCCGACACCCGCACCAACCATTTTAAGAGCTATTCTGTCGATAACTATAGTAGACGTAATTCTATAGGTACCAGCAGGAATAGTGAGATTAAGCGCCGGAACACCAGATCCTTTTGTTACGTAGGCCAAGGCTGCTTTTATGTAGTTCGTAGCATCTTGCGCGTATATACCTGTGGCACCGGCTCGACGAATATTAATATCAGTATCGTACGAAATTCCAGAAATTAAATCGTTGAAGTAAGCATTACGCTTATCCGACACGCTACCGGCGTATCCAATAGATGCGAGATAGCTAAATTCAGCACTCGTCATCATCACTCCAAGCCCAATGATGGCGATTCTTATGCCAGATACCGATACTCAGCAGAACCAAAGTAAATCCAAGAACACTGTACATAATTGCACGAGACTGATCGACAGCCCACTGTGGCATAATTCTGAGCTGCAGCAAGAAAATAAACAACGTGATAAAGAACACAACAACGGCCAGTAGCAAGAACCACCAGCCAATAGTAGAACGCCACCACTTAAGCTTTAGCAAAACCGACAACAGAAGAACAATAGCCGAGATAGCAAGAAACCAAAACGCGTAGGTACCGGTATCCATCAAGTCCCCCGTCGCCTGTTCAATAGCTGCATAGCTTCATCAAGAAAGTGATTTTCAGCTTTGCGTCGCTTAATAGGTTCTAGAAGTTTCGACGCTTCTACCTCGCGCGCCAAAATCTGCTTTTCTTGATCCCGCAAATGTGCGAGACTTGTTTCTGCCTTAATTCTACGCTGAATATCCTGCTCATGTGGGGGTTGAGTCATGGCGCCCTTCCAAGACTTCTTGTCGCACGACAAGCGCTGGCGTGGCAACTCTGGTGAGGTCAGCAAAGTCATCTATGATCCCAACTAACCTTTGCGTATTATGCACTGCCTGTGTCAGTGCCTGTTGAGTCGTATCTTGTGTTGCTCGAAGATGCTCTAGAATAACGGCGTGATGCTTCTCAAGTTCATCAAGCCGTTCCTCGTAATATCTCTGCTGACGCAACATTTCCTTGTCATGGTTACGACGAGGAACGAGCCACCCCATAATCAGCAGAAACACAACGAGAGCTAGCAAGCTCTCCGGCCCCCAATCCTGAATAAAATCTACTACCATATTAGTCCCCCAGGTACCGAAAAGGGCCCCGGCCCGACGGCCAGGGCCCTTTCCAGGCTTAGTAATTCAGATTAGGACTCGGTGATATCCGCAATCTTGAAGTGAGCATTACGCTGATCGGTAGCAATTTCAGAGTACTGGTACAGAGTAGCCGAGTAGAAATCCTTGCTCGGATCCCGCAGCCACATCGAACCATCCTCGTCCATGAAGGACCAATCAGATTCGCGGTAAACCTTGATCTTCGACTCGGTCAGCCCGTAAAGCGTGTTGAACGGGCAATCCTTATCAGCGATCATCGGAATATCGCCACGATCAGTGGTGAAAGCAAGACCCGAGAAACCACCGGTGTACTCAGTCTTGTTCACAAACTGACGCTGCTGAATCAGCAGGTTAGAGTAAGAACGCCGAACGCCAAGCGAAGTCAGCATGACGGAAACGTTCTTACCACACTGACGGTAAGTGTTATCCACGGTCTTGGTGATAAGGCCCTCAGAAATAGCTCGCGCCGAGCCACCGTTAGCGTCAATCGTGGACTTCCACACGGGAACAGTTGCAGGATCAATGTTCTCGTACAGAACACCGTTAGTGTTGCCGACCATAACACCAAGACCGGCCCACTCACGGTTAGCAGAACCCGTACGAACAAACACATCGTTCGCAGTGAAGGAAACCGCAGCACCGTCGAAAGTAACTGTACCGGTACCGTCGTTGTTATTCACAACAGCGGTAACGTTACGAGCCGTAGCCTTGGCGGTAGAATCCGCAGCCAGGTTAGCAGCAGTGTAGATATCGATAACCTCGTCAAGCTGCAGGTTATCAATACCGCTGGTGATAACGGCAGTATTCAGCGAAGTGGTCGAAGAAGTAACGGCCAGAGCGCCAGAACCGGTACCGTAAACCTGACGGTTAAGATCGACAGCCAGGTCAACCCGGATCCGCTCCATTTCATGCTGCAGAGCCGAAACGAAAGCCTGCGGCTTGGAATTAGCCAGCTTCATAACCTGACCGGTCAGACCAATCCGACCATACAGGTACTTAAGCGGGATTCGAGCAGCCGCAGAACCCTGCTGCCCGGGGCTCGGCAGGTTTTCGTTTTCACGACGTCCGCCGATACCAGAGTTGCGCCGGTAATGAACCGGGAACGTAACCCACTTAGCACCGACAGAATCGGTAACCACGTCGGCATCCTTGCCGGTGGGCTTGACAATGCGCTGCAAGGCAACAACATCGTCGTTGAGCTGCTTTCGCAGCGGGCCTTCGTAGATTTCCTTGGTAATCGCGGAAATCGTAGTCAGTGTAGCTGGCACTGGACTCCCCTTAAATTTAACGGTCTACTGGTTCATTGCTTCCAGCAACTTATTGACCGCCGCATCCTTAAGCTGGTTCTCACTCATGTCCGCGTAATTACTGTTCGCGGCAGGAGTGGTACCAGTGGGAGACATTACGCGCGGAGCATTAGTGCTGGACCCTGATTGTCCCTGTTGCCCAAAGATACCATACAGACGTTGGTTGTACGCCTTTTGTTCCTCGTGCGCCTGGTGAACAAGCTGGGCGAAAGAACGAGGCTGTCTGCCCTCGCTCATATCCATCTGATCTGCAAACTTAACTCGGTTCATAAGATCGTTAAATCGAACCGGGTCTTCCTTAATACCGGGATCCACCTGGTACACAGAATTAAGAGCCTGATCAATTTCGTTGCCGTACTGCTGAGTACGCTCCTGGTGCACCTGCTGCTCGTAAATCTGTTCCTGGCGCTGCTGACCCTGCGTAAGGCCCTCGATCTGCTGCTTGAGTGCCTTAATTTCTCGCTGCTCGTCAGTCAAATCTTCATCCGGAATTTCTTCCGGCTGCTGATTCTGCTGAGTCTGCTGCTGGATAGCCTGGTTTACCTGACTATATCCATAAGCTTCACCGAGCTTGTCGTAAACCTGCCGGGCAGTATCGGGATTATCAATCAGGTCAAAAACCTGCAACGCCATAGCGAGCTTCTGCGGATCCTGTCCGACAAAAGGCTCGAAGGCCCCGTACTTGGTCTGGTATTCCGACAGCGCATCGTTGTGTCGCTTGTTGTAATCCGACAACACCTCATCAAGAAGCTTGCCTTCCTTAAAAGCATCGGGCAGCTTAGAGTAGATAGTTTCCGGATCAATAAAAGAAGGAGGTGCTTCCGACACCACGTCCGCGACATTGGAGGTGGTCACATCCGAGCTTGACGAAGTATCAGTGCTCGTGGTGTCGGAAATAACTGAGGGTTCCGGCATAGTCATTGCTAACTGTTCCTAACTAGGAATTAAACGCCCGCAGAATCGTAAGCGGCGCGGAGGTGGAAAATCTTGTCGTTACGGGTCATTTCCTGCAGTCGAGCGGCAGTGTAGTACGTACCGTTGAAGGTAGTAAGCTGCGCGTCGAGGTCGTTGTTATCGCCTGCGGCATTCCAGGCGGTAGTAGAAATAGGGCTCGCACCGGTGTTGTAGACTTTACGCTTGTCCACTACCCGGTACTCCCCCAGGGGGCTGGTTATCTGGACCGTTGCCATTCGGATCACCTCCCATCATCTGAGCATTGTCCGTCATCGTGTTCGCCATATCTGGGCCCATCATACCAGGAGGCGGACCCCCGCCCATTTGCATCATCGAGCGTTGCTCCGACATAATCAGTTGAACCTGGTGGAGCAAAATATGGCTCTGGAACTCATTCTTA